TCATATGTGCTACCATTTCTTCGTTGGTTGCAAGTACACCTGTAACAAACTCGTTGACCATTTTTTCATACAGTCCCATCCACTTTTGCATACCACACACATGAACAAAGTCATCAGGGTCAATACTCTGAGCAAGACATCTAACATATATGCGAGGGCGGTGCTCTTCGGGAACCTGATCCATGATGTAAGGCAAACTTTCAATGCCAGGTTGAAACATGTCTTCAAAGTAGATAACATCAGCTTCTGTAACCTCACCTTGTTGCATCAACTTGACCAGGTTCATCATCTGACTCATACCAAAGTAACTGCGGCCATGTGCGTCTAGTACCTGTCCAACACTAATCTTCTTACTGTTGTCAAGATTTTCGCCTGGCACATACACAACATCAAGGCCTCGACGGTCGAATACACGACGATTCCATTCTGTCAGTTGTAGAGTATAACGAGCCTCGTAAGACTCTAATCCCATGTAATATAGTTTTCTCATTTGGTTCCTATTGGTTCTTTCCATTGCGGAATATGTTTTTGTACTTTATTGTACAATAAATCTAATAATTTTGCAATATCTGAATCTAAGTATTTAGATTGTGATTTGTTGTAATTTTTTATTATTTCTTTTTTATTATAATCTATTTTTTTCTGTACTGATTTATAATTTTTAATAGCTTGTTCGGTAGTAATCAATTGTATCGGTCTGCGTATTACGTACTGATAAAATACAGCATGATCTAACACAGATGTACAAATATTGACCCAATCAGTTTCAATCCAACTCCATGCTATTGGTTCAACAGGCAAATCAAATTGCAATTTAGATTGATTTTCCAATTGATGAGACCAATGATTGGTTTGTTTGCTGATCCAAATACTTGTTAAACATTCCCACTGGTCAAGCCTCCACATGAATATAGCACTTGCTGCTTGTAAAAATCTTTCATCAATTTTTTTAAAATATTCAAAAGAACATTGGTCAAAACTTTTTAAAACTTCAACAAAATGTGTGTTAGCAGTCCTACCCGTGGTTATAATAGCAATCTCATTGTTAACCGGCACGGTCAAAGATTCATCGCAAATAATTTCATCAGCAAAAGATAAATTTTTTACAACTACATAATTTAACCAATCTTGATAACCAAAAAGACAAGATTCTGACAACAAATTGTCACAATCATTTTTGTAAGTGGAGATATGTCTAATAATCCTGACTCCCTGTTTGCAAGTCATAGTCAAATTTTCTTTGGTAGCATCAGTGAAGCAAATTTCCCAAAGACAACCAGTTGGATTAAATTGAGTTGACTCTGATAAATTTCCCATAAAAGTTAAATGTTTGAATTTTTCTTTATAAAATTCCAAAATTTTACTATTACCATTATGGTAAATGCAAATACTTGTGTTACTTTGCATCGGTATTATCTTGTCCTTGGACTGTCTTGGAACCACATGTCTTTGACATGCTTGCCCTGTAGACTCTTGTTGAACTGTTGATACGCATAGCTTTTCCAATTGTACAGATCAGCTTCGTTGAACTTGTATCCATATCTGCGACAAAAGTCTAGATATTGTTCTAGGTCTTCAAAAATTTGTGTGACCTTGGGATTGGCTTTAATTGATGGCTTGGCCATTCGACTTCCTTAGATATAACTGCTGGTTGATAAAAATACTAAATTTTAATTAATTGAGCCGGACGAGTAGTATTGTATTCAATAACACAACCACACTCGCCGTCCTCACTTACACTAATCTTCATATCTCGTCCTGGATATTTTGCAGCTAATTGTACATACAAATCATCTGATAGCATTTCGACGCTCTTAAAATCAATGTCAATAGTTTGTGTAGCAAATAACGATTCGCAATAGTTAAGAACCTGGTGAAATTCCAGTTCTCGATCATTATGAAATATTTGAATCTGGATATTAAACTTAAACATATGTCTATGTCTGTTACCAAGATAGGAAACATCTGCTAACTTAGGATCTGTTTCTGCTGCAATGTATCTATGAAATCCTGCCTTCTGAAAATTGACATAAATCCATCGAGTAGCTTTTTCTTTAATGCGTTCTATTTGTTCACGTTCTGAATCGATCATTGCTGTGGTCTCCGTAAAAATTCCCAAGATACAATACGAGCAATAGCAGCAGCTTTGTCCTCAGTTTCGTCTGGGATAATATGATGCTTGGTGATGCTGCGATCATGCTTGCTGTCGTATGTGCGTACTTCTACAATCATGCCACCGTCAGCTGCTGCCACTTTAAAATTGATTGGGCGTGTCAGATCAATTTCGTCACTAGTGCAAACAATAGAGTCTCTTTCTCTTGCTGGTACTTTATCGTTACTGTAGAGGTTGTTAGCCTGCTTGTCCAGGTAATCCTGTTCAGCTTTGAGTTCGGGGTGCTCAACACCTGCACGATGCCAGCACCAACGTGCTTTGCGATAAAACCATCGATCTAAAAATTTCATGCTATTACCTTGTCCTTTGTGTATCGAGACCATGCAGTATAGCGGTCTCTATTTTGTAAGTCATGTAGGTTGTGACACCATACACCTGGGTTGGTTGCTGCAAAGTCCCGATCGTCTAGTTTGATTGTGGCATTGTATCCCAACAGTTTCATGTAAGGTAACTTGACACTGATCATAGGGATAAAATTATCATGCTCAATCAGTGTAGATTCTGCCAAGCCTTCGACACAAGCAATATCTATGTCCAAGGTACACATGTATTTCTTTGCATCTTGTAAGACTTCCAGGACCATGACCTCCCACGCATGCCATGCGCTGTAGTCATCTGTGGCTATCATTGGGAAACTTTGATTGGCACCAAAGTAGATGTGTTCGACTTCGTTAACCATGGCCTGACCTAATATAGATTCAGCCGGCTGAATGCCAACTACAAACAGGGTTTTCAATCCCAATGCAGGAGTATGTTCTACTTCAGTGCCTACAAAATACCTGGCATCTTCGTGACCTTCTCTGTTCATACACTTTGTTCCAGTTTGTCTAACTGACCATTGTCGAGTTCATCTACAGAGACGTCCTCTTCGTCGACATCAAATAGTGTGTTGAATTGACTGTGTGAGTTAACTGCTCGCTTGCCAGTAAAGCCGCGAGTTCCTACAACCCGTTCCCATACTTTAGCATGATCTGCAATAATTTGCAAGCTCTTTGAGCGATCTCGGGCAGCAAAAATACGATCAACAACCTTGGCCACGTCATAATCTGGGTTGATAGGATGCACCATCATGTCCGGACATACACCTGAATCAAACATACGATTAGCACGTTGTACAGCTTCGATATGTGTCCAAACATTATGACCCATCAGCAAGGCATAGCTAAAACTATCCCAGCTTGTTCGACCTTCCTTACCAATCTTGTTGAGATCACCGGGCTTGTAATAACACACGTCTGAAATCTTCATACGACTTGTAATGGGGCTATCTTCGAATGTAGGGTGGATACCGTCTTGTCTTACAGCGTCACCAAACAAACGATTGTCTGTGGCATACTTCTTATTGTCAGCAGTGGGGCTCATGTTATAACTCCACTTTTTACGATTTTCAGTAGTGATGTTGTGATACAATTGTCCATTGGCAGTTGCCAAGAACGGACTGGCACAATCAAAACTAATAGTGAAGTTGGGATTGTGATACTGTCTAACACTACGCTGAATCACTGTCAGCAGCACTGCCCACTCTAACTTACTGGTGCCCAAGAAGTGCATCCAGTCATGTATACCTGGCTCCAACAAGTGATCGTGTATCAAGTGCACCAGGCGTTTGAGAACTAACTCAACATCACACATGTTCTGTCCTCCCATACCCCAACCATTAAAGTGATTGGTGTATTTGTTGGGATCGCAGTAGTCTTTCATTGTGTCGTACCAAAGGTCAGCTTCGTCGTGATTACCGCCCTGCAAGACGTTTAGGATTTTGGTTTCACCATAGCGATTGGCCATCCAGTATTCGTTGTTGAACTTGGTGGCATTTACAGCATCGTCGTAGCTGTGGATACCGCACAGGGCTGCTGCCTTGGGATCTCTATAAGTCCAGGTCGGAATATCCATTGTCATGCCGTGTGTGGCAATACCCATTTGCCATTTAAGTACAGCTTCACGTTTCTTTTCTGCTGCCTTGTCCTTGGGATCAGCCCAACGCCCGGGCCATACACCCTTGGCAATCTGGAATCCGCCCGAGTCAGCCAACATGATGGTGTTGGCTTCTCTGTTGCGAACCATATCCTCTTTGGCCACAAACTTGGTCAAGTCTAAGTTTGCGTGTCCTGCACTATACAAACTGTACCGGTAAGGAAATAACGCCTTCTGTGAATTTAACCAGTTGAGTTGTTCCATGTCAGGAATACCTGCGGGCATACGAGCAGCGTCAATATAATTTTCACTACGTTGCCGCCCCACGTAATTGGCATAGAAACTCGAAATGGCTGGCAAAAATACAGCGTAATCTTGTTGATTGGCCGTAAGGTTGTGTTGTTCAATCATATATTTAAAAAACCAGTGATGTTGCAAGTCCATTTAACTTCAATACCGGCATTTACAGCTAGATGCATAGTGCTCGGTTTCCATACAACAACATCTCCTTTTTTCCAGTGAGAAAAAACACTGTTGTTGATTTGTAGTATGTGTCCTATTTTCCAATCTTCCATCATTAATAAAAATCTCCAGATAGGTCTGACGTCTTCTGGATATAGTCTACGTAACATGAAAAATTTATCTTCGTGCCAGGGTAAAATTTGACCTGGGTCTTGTCTGGTCAATGCAGCAACAGCATGATCTAACGGCAACTGATCTATGATTGTTTGTTCCCAATCAAAAGTAAGTTTAGGTTCTCTTGCTGTGGTTTTCCACAGAATTGTGTTATGTTCAGTATAACCGTATTTTCGATATGTGTCAAGTGTTTTTTGTAGAGCATCATCGCTGTAATCATTACTGCCGGAAGCAATACTGTGACTACGAGATATATCTTTTTCTACCGACTTGAGATCCTGATAAACTTGATCCCATGGTAGATCAATTTTACCGCAATGAATAAAATCCGAATCAAATGTTTTGCAAAAGTTCATTAGTTATACAAACCCTATAGTAACCGTTACGTAAAAAATCTTTATGTTCATGGTGGTTTCCAATGGCCAATGTTATTGTGTTGGTAGGTGTCAGATTAAATGTCTGGCAAATTTTTTCATTCTTATTACGGTATTTAGAAATTATATAATCGTGTGAAAATTTTTCCATAATCTCTATTCCTACCTGAGCAGCAATTCTATTAATAAGTTTACTGTCAGAATTGCCCTGTACTAAGTCATCATGGTATTCTCTGGTGAGTCGTAATCCCAATCTCAACTGCACATTCATTGGTTTACTTAGGCTAGTAACTACATCAGTTATACACTCGGGAGTTAGATCAAGATGAATGTTATGGCTTATCCCGTAATAAGCTGCATCAACTAACACAGGAATATTGTATTTCAAACAATCTGCTATTAACAGTTCCCATTCAGGATAAATTCCGCCATTGCCTGAGAAAGGAAAACTGACAACAACCGCATCGCCAGGTTCTAAATTGCCATCTTCTAAAAATTTCCAATTAGTTTGGCAGTGATTACTTACTATTTTACTGGCAACAAATTCTGCACGACTAAATCGAATACGACGCTTAGTGCAGTGTCGATGTATAAATGATTGTATGCCTTCGATACTACCCACACAGTATGCTTTGTGTTGATAGTTTTCCAAACCCTTGATTGTATTGTGTTTGCTGGATGTTAACCAATCGATCATACACTCGATGTAGTCGCTGACTTCCCAATTTTCTAAATGAACATCCTTTAATTTGATATTATTTAAAGATTGTTCAATTTCTAATTGAATCGCAGGATCAACCAGCGGTAAATGTGCCAGTAACATTATTTTTGTTGTGCCGGCAAGATATAGTTATATTCTGCAATACCTGAATTCACAGTGATCTGTGCAGCACCATCGTCGCTGATCTTCACTGTCTTGTCACCTGTAAGATCCATGATACTGATAAACTGCTTTACTGGCCACGACCATGCACGTTTTAGTGAACCGCTGATACCTGCTTGAAACACAAACTCACCTGCATGTGTTGAATGGTCACCAAAGAAAAACTTCAAATCAGTGCCGTCAGTTTTTGCCTGGAAGTTTAATTCTTCGGCATTGGCACTGGCCTGCATTTTCAGACGCATGATACTGGCCACAGAAGGTTCAAACTCCACGTGCCAGGTAACACCGCGAAATTTGGGAGTCTTTAGTTTTTCTGCCACAATCTCTGCGGTCATAAAGCGATAGTCGTTCTTGAAGTCGCCGGCAACATTTCGAAAGTGCAAACCTACCGGCATCTGTACTCCGTTGCGATCCTGTTGTACCACTGTGATTTGCGCATTCTCTCTATACTCTTGCAGGTTCAACAAGATTTTAAGTTTGGCCAAGTTAGGCATGCCAAATGTGCCAACAAGATCTTCACTTGCAGCCAAAAACTTGCCTTCTACAATGACTGAACGATCCTCGGCTGTGCCGTTGATTGTGGTCTCTGCTGTATCGCCAGTGATCTTGATGGTGTCAATACAGCCCAGGTCGTATGTGTGTTCTACCAGGTCTAACAGGTTATCTCTCATTTGTTTGTCCTTTGATTTAAAAGTTGTATTATTTGCCCCAAGGGCATTTGTGTTAATTCGTCTGATCCTGCTATATTTAGATCAGATGCCTGTTGTTTAATACTTTCTATCTGTTCTTTAGTATAATGGTAATATTCATCTTTGTAAACCACTTTGGCCAAACTCTGCCCACCCCTAAGAGAGGTCAATTGTCCAGGCCGAACAATTTCTATCCATGTACAGGAATGATCCAACCTAAAAACATTTTTTATTTCATAACCTATTGTTTCGCACAGTGCAGTGATGTTGTTTTCGGGAGTATAACTCATAAAATGTTTTTCAAACAGTTCTATTCCTTCTGCACGGTCACAATTGTTAAATGTAAATGCAGCAGTTCCGCCCGGTTTTAACTTGTGGTATAGTTCTGTCAAATACGAATTAATAATCTCCATAGGTTTGTAATTAAAAAAATTATAAATTAAACAAAAACCAAATTGTCCATTGGGCAATTGATCAAACATGCCTGAATTCACTGTTTCATTGACACAGTAGGTTCTTAGTCTGCGTTGATATTGATCATTGAATCTGAGTCGTGCTGGTTCCAATAATTCGTCATTGATATCTACAAGATATAACGGATCACATGCCACTAATTCATGTATCCAATCTTCTCTGCCAGGCCTTATAATTAGTGCTGCATATTGCCAACTATTGTAATCGCGTATACGTGTTATCAATTTATCAACAACTTCTTTATACACAGGCAGCTTACGATCAAGTATAGATTCTACAGTTTCACAATCTAATGATTCGTTGTAATTTTTTAAACTTTGTTCAAAATATAAATTATTATTTTGTTCAATTTTGTCTTGTAATGCTGTTTTAATTTGCTCAATTGTGTTTTCAAAATCTCTTAAAAAACCAAAAATATTTTTATATTCATTTGTCAACTGTTCATTTAATGACTGTATCTTGTGTGGATTTTCTGCTACCACATTCAGCAAGGGATTCAACGCCGATGACAGTGATGCAACCACAGGCAGAGGAGTCATTGCATCTAACAAATTCTTAAAGGCCATTATTTCACTTAATTTCATTTAAAACTCAAATAAATTTTGAAAGGTATTGTCAGTGTTGGTAGCACTTGTTAGATCCCAGTCTAACACATTCAACAGGTTGTCAACCTTGCCATCAATCACAGTGGCTTCCATTTCAGCATGATCAAACGGCAGTTCGCAAAACCACTTGGGCAGATGCTGTTCATCTGTGGGATAAGCTATACTGGTCCAACCCAAGGGATTATTTTTTAATTTACACACAATCACTTTCATGCCATCTACAATAGATAGACTATAGTTATCTCCGTTCATACGACGCATGTTATTCCAATTGATAGCTGCACGAACATGTCCAGGCATGTTTGCTCGACCTTCTTTGTTTTCTTTTTTGCCGTACATGGTCAAGTTGTTGACACGTTTGGGTGAACCTTTCTCCCAACCCGGCCGCTCTTTGAACTTGTATTTGAATTCACGGATCTTTTCTATGATAGGATCTCTGCCCACACCATCCAGCACATGGTTCAGAATGTCGCTCAGAAACTCTTGAATGACCTTGGGAGTGTCAGTGCGCTTGAGATCCAGGCCCATTACTTTGACCTTGCCGGGCTTGCCTGCCACATCGTATCGCTTGTTGTCCTTGTCGTAGAACAACACAGCATAACGTTTTTTAGTAATAAACAGACCTTTACTGGCCACAATTTCTCGACCACCTCGAATGATTGCACCCATCTCGCGTGGACAGTGAAATGACCGTTCCATAAAGCCAGGAAAGCTGATATTAACCTGATCAGCAATGCTGTTGTACAAGGCAATAACAGTATCCTTATCCCAGGTCATTCGACCGGCATCGATCTCTTTCTTCAATACAGGATACGCACTAAAATAACAACTATCTGTGTCACCATAAATGATAGCTTTGCCTACATGGTCGTATTGCCCAGTAATACATTCGTTAACATACGCATCCATGTGTCTAGCAATGGTCCGCCCGGTAAGGGTAGTACTTTGTCCAATTCGCTTATCAAAGAAACGGCAACCAGGGTTAAGAATAGCACCATACAGACTGTTGAGGTTAATCTTCTTGACCAATTGCCGCTTGTCCCAGTATTCCTCTTGCTCATGATCACCTGCTGCTTTTGCTGTTGTCAATGTGGCCTGCATTTCTTGTCGTTCCGCATACCAACGTGCAAGTAATCCAGGAATGATACCTTGTTTTTCATATGTGAAGATGGTGCCATTTGCACTCATGATCCACGGTTTGTTGCTGTTGAATATGATGGGCCAAATCTCTGCTGCTGACATCACAGACGTCTCTCCGTTTTGCCAGTCAACGGTAATTTCAAAGCCTCTATTCTGTTCCATGACTGCTGTGTACTCCAGCGTGGCAAACAGGCCTTCCCAGGCAAGTGCAAAACTCAAGCCGCCGGCCATGCGTTCTGAAATATATGTATCGGTTGCTGTGGCCCGTAGTTGACCCACAATGGTCTCTGGTCCCATGTTAAGGGCACGAATGGCCGACGGATACAGACTGTTGATGTCAATTGAGCCAATGTCTTGATGCAGACCTTTCTTGGGATATGCAACATAAGCACCAGCTGCCTGTGTGTTCTCGCTGTTGCCAAATGCATGTCGATTCGGTACAACCATGCCACGAGCATGTGCTTCGTTAATAATGGCCTGTTCAGTCACAGCAACCGCACCCATAACAGTTGGCAGCAGCACTGTGTTTTCGTGTGCAATTGTATTGGCCAGGTCCAAGAACTTTAGTTTCTTATCAATCTTGTTCAACAAGATAACGTCTTGTCTGTTGTACTCAATAAACAGTCGGAAGTTTTGGTTGTACAGTTGATCCAAGGTGCCTTCGTACACTGTCTTGCTGCCTAATTCTTCGTACTCACCGATGGCATCCAAGCTGTAGCTATGACGTTCTTCATATGTGTACTTGCGATACAGTTGCATGTAGTCCAGGTGCACTCGACCCGATATGTCAAAGGTCAGACTTTCTTTGCCGTAGCGTTCAAATGTACGTGGCTTGGGCAGCTGACCCCATAGACAAAAGCGGCGGGTATCGTCCTTGCTTAGTATGCGTGTGACACGGTTGACAGTGTATGGAATATCATAGCCTTCGCTGTTCCAACCACTTAGCACATCTGCATCGTCGATTAAGTTCAAGAAGGTATCTAGGAGATCTGCTTCTCGCTCAAATACAAATGTGTTGTCGAACTCAGATGCAATCTCTCGGGCAGTTTCCATACTGATGCTGTTGGGCGGGATAGCCAAGGTGATCAGTTGGTCCAACCAGTCTAAATAGATTGTGATTGCAGTAATGGGATTGAATGCTTCTTCTGTGCTGGAGAAACCACGCTCTTGGTCAAAGTCAGTTTCAATGTCGAAGAACGCTGTGTGCAGTTTGGGGCCTTCTGCACCAAGAAAGTTTTCTGCCAGGCAGCGGAATACAGGATTGATATCAGCTTCGAATGTGGTCTTGCCCGAATACATTCTGAGTTCTTTACGAAACTCCTTGTTGTTGCGGCAGCTGAACCGTCCAACAGGGTCGTCGAATATGCTACGGAACTTGCCTCTAGGATCTTCATAATAGAAGATATAATTTGCTGGATACTCTTGATATTTACGAACGCCGTTGATGCGTTCTACTACGTGAATTCGATCTCGGTCGCGATCGAAATGTGCGTCTACATAACTCAAATTACTTCTCCTTGGTGACTTATGGCTCACCGTACCGTGTACTTGCCCGTGGAGTGGGCGATTCTGGTTGCTATGTATTAATTATCATTCTTGCCAGACCGATGCAGTCAATTATGATCAAACACATATAATTGGCCAACAAGCCAAAACTACCTCTTGTCCAGCAGGTCCAGGCCGCTGCACAACATCCACTGATGAATATTGTATACAGGGGGATCACAGGAATGGTAGGTACTGTGGCAGCAAAAATGATAGCACTGACAAGGCTGCAGGCCCAGGAAAATACTTCTGCATAAAATCTCAAAGGCCATTCGGCATGGTCTTTTTTGATGTATTCCCAAGAACCTGCAAGTACTTTGATCACAGCGTTTTGCCAACCGTGGTCAAGATTGTTTCCAACAGTTCGTGATCACTTTGTTCCTTACCAAATTCTGCTTTATGGGCAAGACGAATGGCCTTCTTCAAGATGTTTGGTTTGATTTCCATTTCTTCAGCAATGGCCTTGACAGTGTCACTGAGCCCGGCATTGAGTGTTTCAACTTCATGCATGACCTGCATGCCTTCATTTATGATTTGTGTTAGTTTGGCTTTTTGTTCTGTGGAAAATGTGCGATCTGACATGTGTAACTCCTAGTGTAAAACAGTATTATACACGAGTGTTTTGTTAAATGCAATAGCTATTTGGATAAGTCCTCCAGTTTATAACAATTAGGTAGCGAGTCAGATTGTTATGGGTCGGAGGCACCCAGACGCCTTAGACACAGATAACTGTGCGGTCCTAAGGGTATTCTATTCCAACTGTTGAAATTTTTTAACCAGATCTCGAGGATTTATTCCGAAAACTAATCTTAATTGACTACCAGTATACAGATAAGCAGCAATTTCTTCTTCGACATGATTTTTGTAATCCAACTTGGTGCGTAAAATCTTTTCAATAGTCTTAACGGCAGAGTCTGTTGCATGGTCTTTCAAAAGTTTATCAGCTGCTGCTCGAAAGTTGTCATCTAAATAATATTTGGCATGAAACATTTCGTGTTTCTCTGTGTCTTTATCTGTGCTACCTACACCAATTATACAGAACTTGGACATGCCTTTGGTGGCTTGTTTTACCACATCCACCATGACTTGTTCTGCAGCAGACAATGGGCGAGCTGATTTAGTCCATTCACGAAATGCCTGATCTGTAATATTAAATCCGTCCCAGAACTTGAAATAATCTACATTGCCCTGGCGGTCAACCCATTGATCTAAAAAATCTGGCAGGCTGACTTGTTTACTGCGACCAGTGCGTCTACTTTCGTAATATTCTGCCAATCGAAAAAAGCTTCTTGTTAAATCTGGAATAGTTTTGTATTTTAACACAACACATCCTGGCATAGGATGGCTGATCTTGATATCTTGGGCCACGATCTCAGATTGTTTTTTTATGTCAAAATAACTCTTGACAGATTGTTTTGTCCAACGCTCGATAAGAAATTCGTGTGCTCTCATTACTTTCCTGCTGCCTGCAATGCAGCACCGTTGTTGAAACTTTGACTATGACTGTTGGGCACACGTTGCTTTTGTTTGCTCCAGGCATATCCTGCACGATGTCCTGAACAGTCTTTGGTGCATTCGCTGCCCAGGAAGTTTAATTCTGTCAGAGATTCTCGATCCCATTTGTCAGGAACTACACCATGCTTTTCAACAAAAACATCATGTAGTTTTTTGGCCGAGATATTATGTTTGCGAGCAATAGTCTGCATTATATGATCTATGGCATCGTGACTGGTTGGGTTTTTGAGATCTCGTTCAAGTGCGTCAACTGCAAACTCGTGAGCTCTCATGTTATCTTCCAAACATCATTTGGAACCACTTGGTAGTGCCAGGTTCAAGACCTTGATCCGTTATTTCTTGTGGAGTGAATTTATTGATCACTTGATCTTTCAATCCTGTTTGTTTCTTTATCTCATGTACAGGATCGCTGGGATCAAGATAACAGTCATCCGTGGTATCTTGGTTGTAGGATTCTGAACGTATTCTGTATTCTCTAGTCATACTGGTGAGTAAGGATTACGTTTCCAGTCGCTGTCTTGTGGTAAATCAGGATACACTGGATAGTCCATTATCTACAGACCTGAACATTGCGATTCACGCGATACTGTGGATCCCAACGCTGCACCCAATAACACTGGGGTCTCGGTGGAGGTGGTTGATAATAAACTGGGGGAGGAATGTAGACTGGACGCGGTTGAACATACACCGGAACAGGCTGTACATAGTAGGGATCTGTTACCACACAACCTGTTAGGGCTGTGGCAGCTGCCAAAATAATTAAAATTCGTTTCATAATTGTGTCCTTTTGTCCCTTATTATAGCATTTAGTTAATCAATGGTCAAGATTTCTTTGCTCTGCTGGCCACGTTTTGTGCTCGACCTGATCGTTCGGGATTTTGATCCTGATCACGTTTGCGTCGCACTGCTGTAGCTATGGCACTCTTGCCACCTGAT